TTTAATCCGCCATAGCTCAGTTGGTAGTAGCGCATGACTGTTAATCATGATGTCGTAGGTTCGAGTCCTACTGGCGGAGTAATTGAGTTAAGAGGTTTAGACCTCTTTTTGTTATGTAATAATAATCTATTTTGTGTTATAGTAAAATGAACCAAAAATAGTACACAATGTGGTATAATCTTTTTATGGCATATTCAATAGATTTTCGTAAAAAAGTTCTCTCTTATTGTGAGCGAACAGGTAGTATAACAGAAGCGTCACACGTTTTCCAAATCTCACGTAATACCATTTATGGCTGGTTAAAGCTAAAAGAGAAAACAGGAGAGCTAAACCACCAAGTAAAAGGAACAAAACCAAGAAAGGTTGATAGAGATAGACTTAAAAACTATCTTACTGACAATCCAGACGCTTATTTGACTGAAATAGCTTCTGAATTTGGCTGTCATCCAACTACCATCCACTATGCGCTCAAAGCTATGGGCTACACTCGAAAAAAAGAACCACACCTACTATGAACAAGACCCAGAAAAAGTAGCCTTATTTCTTAAAAATTTTAATAGTTTAAAGCACCTAGCACCTGTTTAGATTGATGAAACAGGATTCGATACTTATTTTTATCGAGAATATGGTCGCTCATTAAAAGGTCAGTTAAGAAGAGGTAAAGTATCTGGAAGAAGATATCAGAGGATTTCTTTGGTTGCAGGTCTAACAAATGGTGAGTTAATCGCTCCAATGACTTACGAAGAGATGATGACGAGCGACTTTTTTGAAGCTTGGTTTCAGAAGTTTCTCTTACCAACATTAACCACACCATCGGTTATTATTATGGATAATGCAAGATTCCATAGAATGGGTAAGTTAGAACTTTTATGCGAGGAGTTTGGGCATAAACTTTTACCTCTTCCTCCCTACTCACCTGAGTACAATCCTATTGAGAAAACATGGGCTTATATCAAAAAGAACCTCAAAAAGGTATTACCAAGTTGCAATACCTTTTACGAGGCTCTTTTCTCTTGTTCTTGTTTCAATTGACTATATTAGAGGCGAGACATTTTTCGGTTCTTTGTCAACTGTAGTGGGTTGAAGAAAAGCTAAGCTTGAGAAAGGACAAATTTCGTCCTTTCTTTTTTGAAGTTTTCAAAGTTCCTAAAACCAAAGGCATTGTGCTTGATAAGTTTGATGAGATTATTGGTGGCTTCCAGTTTGGCGTTGGAATAAGGTAATTGAAGGCCGTTGACGATTTTTTCTTTATCTTTGAGGAAGGTTTTAAACAGAGTCTGAAAAAGAGGTGGAAAAGCAAGAGCTGATAGAGATTATAGCTGATAGAGATTATAGTGGTGTTTCAAGTCTTCGAATAGCTCAAAAGTTTATCTAGAATTTCTTTATTAGTCAAGTGCATACGAAAAGTAGGGCGATAAAATCGTTTATCACTCAGTTTCTGACTATCTTGTTGAATGAGCTCCAGTAGCGCTTGATAGCCTTGTATTCATGGGATTTCGGATGATGGCTTGTGTTCTGCTCTCAAGAACAGTTATGATATTGAGCTTATCAAAGTCCTGAGCAATAAAGCTCATCTCCATCTCCCGATTGAAATAGTCACTCCCTGAACTGTTTCAACGTCCTAGGACATAATCTCAGGAAGACGCGAAAAATCATGCTCAAAGTGAAAATCATTGATCTTGCGAATGACAGTTGAAGTTGAAATAGACAACTGATGATCAATGTCGGTCATAGAAATCTTTTCAATTAACTTTTGAGCAATCTTTTGGTTGATAATACGAGGGATTTGGTGATTCTTCTTGACGATAGAAGTTTCAGCGACCATCATTTTTGAACAGTGATAGCACTTGAATCGACGCTTTCTAAGGAGAATTCTAGTTTGAATTTTTTTATACTAGAAAATCAGAACCATAATACCTATATAAAAATATTATAGTTTTAATAGGATTTACCCAAAAGTTTTAAGGCGGTCTTTTTAGAACTTTAATTGTTTGAAATTTAGGTAGCAAATTTGTTTCTATTTTGTCAACTTTTCCTATTTTTATCTTGTTGAGACTGGTATTTTAACAATTCAGGAATTGATAGTGAATGTGTAAAATTTTTTGTTAGAATAAGTTTATAAAAAAGAAAAGGAGTATTTGATTATGTTACAAAAAATTTATGAGCAGATGGCTAATTTCTATGATAGTATTGAAGAAGAGTATGGTCCTACATTTGGTGATAATTTTGACTGGGAACATGTTCATTTTAAATTTTTAATTTATTATTTAGTGAGATATGGCATTGGTTGTCGTAAGGATTTTATCGTTTACCATTATCGTGTTGCTTATCGTTTGTATCTTGAAAAATTGGTAATGAATCGGGGTTTTATTTCTTGTTGAGGTAATTTTAGTAAATTTCCGAACTAATTTACTCTTTTATGGAAAGATAATAGTAAATAGCTAGTAATTTTTCTAAATCATTTTTTAATAGTTGGAAATAGCAAATCTTTCTATTGTTTCTTCTTGATAAAAAGGCGATTTTTTATTATAATAAATTGTAAGATATAATTGCAGGTGAGAGTCCTGCCATGTATGTGAGAAAGGAAGAGCCTGAGGGCTCAGACAAAATTATGACTTCAGTTGTTGTTGTAGGTACCCAATGGGGTGATGAAGGTAAAGGGAAGATTACAGACTTCCTTTCAGCGAATGCAGAAGTGATTGCACGTTACCAAGGTGGTGATAATGCTGGTCACACGATTGTGATTGACGGTAAGAAATTTAAGTTGCACTTGATTCCATCTGGGATTTTCTTCCCTGAAAAAATATCTGTCATTGGGAATGGTATGGTTGTAAATCCTAAATCTCTTGTAAAAGAGTTGAGCTATCTTCATGAGGAAGGTGTAACAACTGATAACTTGCGTATTTCTGATCGTGCGCATGTTATTTTGCCTTATCATATCGAGTTGGATCGCTTGCAAGAAGAAGCTAAGGGCGACAATAAGATTGGTACGACAATTAAGGGAATTGGTCCAGCTTATATGGACAAGGCTGCTCGTGTTGGAATTCGTATTGCAGATCTTTTAGATAAAGATATTTTCCGTGAGCGTTTAGAACGTAACCTTGCTGAAAAGAATCGTCTTTTTGAAAAATTGTATGACAGTAAAGCGATTGTTTTCGATGATATTTTTGAAGAATATTACGAATATGGTCAACAAATCAAGAAATACGTGATAGATACATCTGTTATCTTGAATGATGCGCTTGATAATGGCAAACGTGTGCTTTTTGAAGGTGCACAAGGTGTTATGCTAGATATCGACCAAGGTACTTATCCATTTGTTACGTCATCAAACCCTGTAGCTGGTGGTGTGACAATTGGTTCTGGTGTCGGTCCAAGCAAGATTGACAAGGTTGTAGGTGTATGTAAAGCTTATACGAGTCGTGTAGGAGATGGTCCTTTCCCAACTGAGTTGTTTGATGAAGTGGGAGAACGTATCCGTGAAGTGGGTCATGAATATGGTACAACAACTGGTCGTCCACGTCGTGTAGGTTGGTTTGACTCAGTTGTGATGCGTCATAGCCGTCGTGTTTCTGGTATTACTAACCTTTCTTTGAACTCTATTGATGTTTTGAGCGGTTTGGATACTGTGAAAATCTGTGTGGCCTATGATCTTGACGGTCAACGTATTGACTACTATCCAGCTAGTCTTGAGCAATTGAAACGTTGCAAGCCTATCTATGAAGAGTTGCCAGGTTGGTCAGAAGATATTACCGGAGTTCGCAATTTGGAAGATCTTCCTGAGAATGCGCGTAACTATGTTCGTCGTGTGAGTGAATTGGTTGGCGTTCGTATTTCTACTTTCTCAGTAGGTCCTGGTCGTGAACAAACAAATATTTTAGAAAGTGTTTGGTCCTAAGAGATTTTTAAGATTTGTTTAAGATAGGTCGGGTATACTATAGACGGTTACAAGAAGACCTCCTAACTTGTTGTAACAAATATCCTAAACTTTTCTTTTTCATAATAATCTCCCTTAACTCCACCCAATCAGGTGGAGTTTTTTAGCTTTATTTCAGGCTTTGGGGGACTATTCTAAAAATAATTTTTCGATATTTTTCGGTATTTTTCGGATTTTGGTCGGGGAATTGGCGGGGACTTTTTTAGCGAATATGACTAAGAAATAGGTCTGTTGTCGCTTCAGCAAGTTCGTCCTCTACTTGATTGTAACGATCGGTCATATAGACTTTTGTATGGCCCAGCGCCTGGCTTAATTGTTCAAGCGGAACCCCTGCAATAATGCTTTGAGTCGTGAAGAAGTGGCGCATCATGTGAGGTGTTACATGCAATCCTGTTGCTTCATTCACTAGATTGAAGTTTCTATTTAGCTGGTTTGGATTGATGAGACCACCTTTCTCGTTGATAGTTATATAATCCTTGTGCTGTTCCTTGATAATTCCTAACTTTCGCTTAATCTTAGAAGCTTCAGCTATCAGATAATAGATCAGGTCTGTTCCGATATCATCAAGGCAGACATATCGCTCTGAATCCTTCGTTTTAAGCCCTCCTTTCCCTTTTAAGGTCTGGTTGCTTCGACTGTCTCTAAGATGCAGTATAGCCCGTCCGCTGTCGTTCTGAGTGATGTCCATTGGACGCAATCCAAAGACTTCTCCTCTTCTCAATCCAAAAATTGTCAGATAGGTCAGAGCGTAGAATTGTTTTGGCATAATCTCTTCTGCCTTTGCTATCCAAGTCTTGAACTCTTTGAGAGTCACTTTCTTGTTTGCAGCAGGGATATCACTCTGGCCGATGAAAACACCTTTCAAGCGATTTGAGAGCAGATTACCATTTTTCACGGCATCATTCAGCAATGCCATGAAGCTGGAATTGAGGGTTTGAACAGTGTATCTGGTATGGTTCTGCAACTTTTCAGCGATAAAGAGTTCATACTCATTTCTATCCAAATTTTTAAGCTGAATAGAACCAAATTTGGTTTTGATATGATTCTTATAGAGGTTATCATTGAGGTAGTAGGAAGTGTCATTCCAGCGCCCTGTTGACAATCTCTTTTTAGAATAAATATCCCAATATTGATCAAGTGTCAGATTCGTATTGACACCTAATTCTTGTTCTTGGATTTGTTGCTCAAGCTCTACCAAGGCTGCACGAGCTTGAGGGAGAGTTGTGAAACCACTTTTACTTTTTTCTCTTTTTTTACCTCGGAAGAAAAAAGAACGTCTGACATAGTAACGCTTGCCTTTAGCAGTCTCATAGTAATAGATATTTGGGTATTTTGTTTTATTATATTTCATTGTATTCTCCTTGTTTACAGGCTTCTGGACAAGGTCTAAACATTGAGAATATTGACATCACCCCTTTCATGGTGTAAAATAGGGTATAGAAAAGAGGCCTTTTTAATGGCTGATTTTTATACAAGGTAAGCTTCACAATCAAACTTTGGCGAGGGCGATTGTGGGGCTTTTTTTATTTTCTGAATAGTTTGTATAGTTTATACAAACTCCAAGCTGTCAAAGGGACTGCAAGGAATGGAGCGATTGGAATACCAACAACTCCAAAAAAGACTAAGAAAAGATACAGTGCTGAAAATATGATTTTATTGGCAGGAAGTTTTTTCTTAGGAGATGTTTCTGAAAGATTAATCTCGTTTACTATATCAGCGAAACTATCACTAACAATATTTTGTTCAATATGTTCAGCTTCAGTTGTTTTAGTTTCAATAGATTCAGTTTTCGTAACTTCTTTATTGAAAATGTTATCATCAATTATCTCAGATGATTCGCTCTGAATTACTTCTTTTTGTGAAGAATCAACAATGGTAAGGTAAATTTCAAAACCAACATCCAAATCATTATTTATGACAACTTTTTCTTCATAATCGTCCCATTCTTTGTATGGGCCGCCTTTTATCTCACATTCTATTAGGAAATGATATCTTTCATCATCAAAATATTTACGAATAGATTTAGAGACTGTTGCAGGGACGTATCCTATGTGATTATCAAAAATCAAAACTTTTATAGCATTGGGATCATATTTATTATCCGTTTCTGGAATGAGTTCAATATTAAAAATATCTAAATCTCGATATTTAAAAACTTTTAGACCGTATTCTTCAACTTCTTCCCTGATTTCCTTAGCTGATAAATCGCCATAGTATTTTGAATACTCTGGAATCCCATTGTCTTCAGCAATCATATTGCAAGCTTCTTTTACTGCTTTTTTATATTTTGTCACTCCAGCGACTCTGAATAATATTTTTTCAACAGTCTTTTGCATATATTTCCCCTCTATATAAATATCTTCAATGCAATTTTTAATTTACTAATGCCAAGTACTCTTCCTTGACCATGACTTCATTAGTCACAGTTTTAAGATTGTAATAAGACATGAATTTGAGGTAATCAAACTCTGTGGGGTCGTCTAAGCTTTCTAGTGCGTCTTTTACGAGATGATGGATCATATTCCTATCAGCTTCGTTTTCACAGCGTAGGCGAGCGTTCTGGTACTCTGAGCGTGTGTGGTCTTTGTGTCCGAGTTCATGCAATAGTACCTTAACTCTCTCTTTTTTGCTGAGTTTGTTAGACAAGAAAGCTGTGTTGGTTTCTTTTTCGTAAAATCCAAGTTCATCAGGTATTAGCTCACCGTCAAAATCGACAATGCGAACCTGAAAATGACTTATAATTTCTTTTTCGGTCACTAAGCAGTACCTCTAATCACCAGCTTCTTTGAGATAACCTTCAATGATAGACTGGATGATTTTCTTCTTTTCATCTGTTAATTCTCGGCCGCCAAACATCATGACATTAGATGCCATTTCTTCAACATTTAGGGTCTTCCCTTGCCAAGTGTACTCTTTTGAATCACCAGCAATAGCAGGATTATCCGTGCGACCAAGTAAATAATCTGTGGACACGTTGAAGTAGTCAGCAATTTCTTGAAGACGTTCAGCATTTGGTTTTTTGTTTTTCATACTATAGATTGTATTTCTACTATATCCTAATGTTTCTTCAAGAGAATTTATAGAAATTCCACGATTTTGGCAAAGTTCTTTTATTTTTCGAATAAAGAAAACATTGATTTATCAACCTTTCTAAGGCATGACAAAAAATATTTAAACTTTTGATTGTAAATCTGTTGACAAAATGCAATCTATAGTTTAGAATATTATTTGTAAGCTAAAGAGTTAGCGAACAAGACAACTAAAAAATAAAGCCTAATGAAACTGATTGGCGTCCGTTTTCTAGGTAGAACCTTACTTTTAGTAGGTCTTTTCTCTATGATTAAATTCTAAACTATAGATTGTTTTTTGTCAAGGAATTCGCTAACTTTTTAGATAATTTTTTAAAAGAAAGGGGGAGAGGAGAATGGTAGAGCCTTTCTTAATTGGCTTTGTTTTCGGTAGTTTTCTGTGCTACATTGTCGCTACTTTGATAGGTGCTGTATTGGACTTTAAACTTCAGAAGTGGCAACAACAAAGCGATAAAAGCAATCCAACCTGTAAGGATTGAAAACTGTAATTCTGTGAGAGTCAAGGTAGCGACAGCTATCACTGCAGTCCCTAAACCTACAGATGAAATGTAAGTTGTGATTTGTGTATAAACTTTATCAGGTATCAATTTTCTATTTCGTCCACATGAAATACAGTAATAAATTGAACCGAAAAATATAAAGCAAAGAATAAGAACGAATACAATAGCAAGGATTCTTTGTTCTGTAAAAGCTTTCAAGAAATCTGTTAACAGTGAATCAGAAATAGGATAGAAGGTAGTAAAAAGGTGAAATCCTACGATAACTGTCAAAATCGGAACTAGGACACCATATAAGATGATTTCCTTTAGATAGTGAAAAAATGAAGATTTCATTATTCTCCTCCAATCGTTTTTATTTTAATTATATCAAATTTAGAAAGGAAAAATATGAGTAAAGAACTAAAGATAATCAAGGCTAAAATCAAAACTCGTTTGATTGAGCTGGATATGACTCAAGCCGAATTGGCAAAACAAGTATCTGTAGCATCATCAGTTATTTCAGAACTGCTGAAGTATGGAAAAGGAAGTGATTATGTGAAAGAAAAAGTCGTAGATATTTTGGGTATTGAAAACCCTTGGGAAAATAGTTAGAGCATGAGGAAATAGTATGAACAACGCAGCGCAAAAAGTAACACGGATTGACAAAGATGCCTGGGAGATTGCTACGGAGCTGGCGAACGAGTACGGCGTATCTATTTGTCACATCATCAGCGAGAGCGTCCGCTACTGTGCAGAGAATGCCGAATTTAAGGAGATGGACGTTGTCGTTAAACGATTGGTAGTCGGCAGTAAGGTGCTGGAGTAGGAGGGTGGAGATGAATGAAATAGTATGGTTTTACTTTGTTGTCATAATCAATCTTATCATTGGTTTTGCTACATACTACGCTAGCAAAAGAGACAGAAAAAAGCGCATCAACGAGTATAAAAAAATACAAGATGATGAGCTTGAAAGAATTAGAAATAAATTTAATTTATGATTTTTTAGAAGTCTTTTGAATAAATTTTTTATTTAGTTTTTGTTTGTGATTGTTAGCTTTATCAGCTAATTTTAAAGCTTTGTCCAAATCAACTTCGCCTGTAAAAGTTTTGTAGATAAGATCATTCATCTTCATAGCCTTGTCGGTTTCAGTATCAATCTGAGATACCTTTTCAAGTTCTTGTAACCGTAATTCATGAGCTTGTTTGACTTTTTCAAGTTCCAAGGTGTGTTGTTGTTTGAGAGTATCTATCTGATAATGAAATTCTTTTTCAAGTTTCTCTACGATATGTGAATGTTCTTTGGCCTGTTTTTCAATCTCAGCTTTATTGTTAGCTTTTGATGCAATATATGACCATAAACCTGAGATTATTGCAAGAATGACACTAATTGCAGGTTGAATAAGAATTTGATAATCCATAAGATTTCTCCAATCGTTTTATTTTCATTATACCAAATTTAGAAAGGAATACTATGAACGAAATTTTTAATTTTCACGGACAAGAAGTCCGTACTTTGACAATTGATGACGAGCCGTGGTTTGTCGGGAAGGATGTAGCGGACATCCTAGGATATAGCAAGGCTAGAAATGCGATTACTCTTCACGTTGATGAAGAGGACGCCCTAAAACAGGGCATCCCTACTAGTGGCGGAACACAGGATATGTTGATCATCAACGAATCTGGTCTCTACTCTCTCATCTTATCCAGCAAGTTGCCTCAAGCTAAGGAATTCAAGCGCTGAGTGACTTCAGAGGTCTTGCCAGCTATTCGCAAGCAGGGCGGATTTATCCGCGAGGACTTGGACGAGGATGCCTTTATCGCTCTATTCACTGGTCAAAAGAAATTGCGTGAGCAACAGGCTACCATGCTGGAAGATATCGACTATCTAAAGAGTGAGCAACCGATTCATCCAAGCTATGCTCAGTCGTTACTGAAGAAGCGCAAAGCTCGGGTCGTGGCTTGCCTTGGCGGTATTGACAGTCCTGCTTATGCGGATAAGGTTTTTGCTCAATCAGTCTTTAGACAAGCTGAGATTGATTTCAAAGACCACTTCAACATTAGTCGCTATGATTTGCTACCGAAAAAGTTTGCAGATGCAGCCTTGGCCTACTGGATGACGTGGGAGCCAAGCACAAACACTAAGATGAAAATCATGAAATTAAACTCATTTGATGACGTCTAGAAAGGGGAAGAAGATGGACAATGTTCTACTTTCACTGTCTGAATGGATTAAATCTATTATCAAGGACACAATTACAAGGCTAGTCGAAATAGAGAAAGATAGTGATCACTATCCAGAGTTGATGGATGTGAACACTACCTGTGATTTTTTAGGAATTAAGTATGCCACATTTTCAGATAATTATCGTTACTTAAAGGGATTTCCAAAGGAATTACCTGGTAAGAAATGGTCAAAAAGAGCCATCAAAGAATGGCTCTCTAATCAAATATAATAACTTTACTAAAAGGCTTCTGGACAAGGTCTTAGCAAAATTATTTGACTATATTATAGCACAAAAAGAGGATAAGGAGATAAAAATGTTTGAACCACCGATTTTAGACCAGTTGATGGGGGTTGGAGCCTTACTGCTTGGATTTGCAGGGGCTTGCCGTCATATCAAATTGCAGGAACAACGCAAGGAAGAAGAAAGACGAGAAGAGCAAGAATTTGCGTCTATGATTATTCAAGGCTATAACCATGCTTACGAACGTGGTAGAGAAGCTGAACGTCAAGAAATCCGCAAGAATATTCGTCGTCCGTTCAAGGGCTTTACCTACGACAATGAACCGCCTCAAGGATTGCGTCCTGAGCCGTTAGCTTTGCCAGAACCTAAACAGTCTGCAATCAGATTTTTGTAATGAGGAGGTCAGGAAATGGAAGAATTGATTGAATCGCTGGATAACCTGATTATGATTGTTAAAGAACTGGAAGGAAGGGAATCAACTTCAAGACATTTTATTACGATATGGGAAAACGATTATAAAAATCTATTACTAGTCAAAGAATACCTAACCGACTATGAAAAACTAGCAAAGGACTATCGTTATGTGACCCTTAAAAATAAGCTGCTAAAGATTGAAAAAATGGAGCTGGAAGGCAGGTACATCTATGAAGATATGCGGATGAAGTATCGTGCTAACCGTAGGAAGTGGGGGGTGAGATTATGGCGTTAAAAAACAAGCGGTATTTCTGGATCCAGCTTGCTCAGGACTTCTTTAAGTCAAAGGAGATGAAACTACTTCGTAAGATTGCTGGCGGAGATACACATACCATCATTTATCTCAAAATGATGTTAATTAGCTTGGAAGACGGAGGGCATATTTACTATGATGGACTTGCTGACAATCTAGCCGAAGAAATCGCTCTTGTCATTGACGAAAATGTTGAAGATATTAAAATTACATTGATTTTTTTAGAAAGCAAAGGATTGCTGACTAGAAAAAATGACAGGGACTATTTCTTAGAGCAAGTTCCTGAGATGGTAGGTAGTGAAACAGCAACTGCCAGAAGGGTTCGCAAGTTTCGAGAGAACAAACAGGCGTTACAATGTAACACCGATGAAACAAAGTGTAACGGAGATATAGATATAGATATAGATAAAGATATAGATAAAGATATAGATATAGATATAGAGAAAGAAAGTAATAAGACGATGGTTAGTTCCAGCTTATCTGAAAATTTGAAACATAGTGGTATTCGGATAAACAATAAACAACATCAACAGTTGCTTGAATATGTAGGACTTGATGGAATGAGTTTTGATATGTTAAACCGTGCAATTGAGATAACTTCGGAGGTTTATCAACCTAGTTTCAAGTATTTAAGAGGAGTTCTTGAAAATTGGAAAAAGAAAGGTTTCACAACTATTGAGCAGGTAGATGATAATGACCAAAAATATAAAGATAGCAAGAACTATAACCGTTCAGGAAGACAACGAAATGATAAAAAATCGGAGCAGGAGGTAAAAAACGAATGGGGGTTTTAGAACTTATCAAGCAATTTGAAGAGGAATTTTATCCGTTAAGCTACGAAAAGAAATCTTTGCTTATAAAACAACCTCTTTCTACTGTCACAGCCTGCTTGTCTGAAATGGCTAGCTGGCATGAATGCGGAGGTCGTCTGTCATGGTAGACAATGTGTTTGAGGAAATTGCTTTATCTTATCACAGGAACACAGAACAACAGGGAGAGCTTTGCGACAAGCATAATATTCCTTTGATAAAAATATTGCGGACTGAGAGTGTTGTATGCCGCATGTGTGAATCTGAGCGGATTCATGAGGAAAATCAAGCAAGAGTGAATGAATTGGCCGACGCTGAGAATGAGCGAGAGAGGAAATACTATCTTGAGAAGTTTTCTCTTTATGATGAGGTTTTGAAAAATGCGACTTTGGACAATTTTGAAACACCAACTGAAAAAGAAGCAGAAAAGCTAGTTTTTGCAAAGAGGATTTGTCGTGAGTGGTCTGAGGGTGCTAGGAACAACATCGTGTTACAAGGAGAAGCTGGAACTGGCAAGAGCCATTTGGCCTTTGCGATGGTTAAGGCTCTATCTGAGTACACGAAAGAGATTGCTATCTTCATCAACGTGACGGACTTGTTGATGAAGATTAAAGCTGATTTTAGTCAGGAGGAGTTTCTGGTCAATAAAATTGCCAGTGCTAAGTTCTTGGTTTTGGATGATTTGGGAATGGAAAAGGATAGCGAATGGTCGTTTACTATTCTCTACAATATCCTGAATAAGCGTTCAAATACAATCATTACCACCAATTTGACTTCTGCTGATATTCAGAAAAGATATGGCAGACCCTTTATGTCCAGACTGATGAAGGGTGTGGATAAAGACCATTTAATGGTTTTCAACGACTTGACAAACAAGCGGAAGCAATATTTTTAGAATGGAGGTGGCTGATGTTTATTTTAAGACATGGGACAAGAGAGGATAAGCCGTTTCTGAGGTCCGTAGTTATTGGTGTGACTGGCTTGGACATTTCATGTTCAGAGGAGAAGAAAGCCATGCGGTTTGTTTCTCGTGGGGCAGCCGTACAGGTTGGTAAGGCTTTGAGGGGTTCCTTTGGGAATTTTTATCCCGTTGAGGTGGAGTGATGTTAGAGCTTTACTTCGTCTACAACGGGCACTGCAAGTTTTACCTTGGAACGTTTGACAATGTCGATGATCTCATTGAACAGATGGAAGATCATCAGTGGGTTTTCTCGGCTATCACTCATCCAAGATTTCAGAAGCACATTGGTCAGCGGACGACACGGTTTGACTACGGTTCGAAGGATTGTTACTATTTAGCGACTTTTTCAGGAGGAGAAAAAAATGATTGAACTTATTAAAGAATTTGGAATGGCTATTCTGTGGTTATTTCTCGGCTATTTAGTCGGGGAACGTGCAGCAAGAAAGGAAAAGAAAGATGATCAATAACGTTACATTTTTAGTGGGAGGTAAGAAATATGGTTGGAGTAACCTATCAGGAAATTCATCTCTTTGTTGAATTTTTGAAAGAGCAGTATGGACAAGGGCGTCCAGACTATATTGAAGCCCTGAACGACTTAGACGGTCTGGTGGAAGTCTCCTACAGAGAAGCTATTGAAAGATTTTTAGAAGATGAATTATGATAAACGAACAGTCATTGATGGACTGAAACGCACAATCGAGCAAAACGAAGAGAAGATAATCGAGTATTCGAAGCCGTGTGATGCACGCAAGAGACGGATTAGAGCGCTGGAGCGCGATTTGTTGAAGAAAAAGAATAAAGAATTAAGACGGAAAGCGGAGGAGTTGGAAGATGATGGAAGAGTTAAAGAAAAAAGTTAATGCAGTATACAACTGGACGGTAGAAGACGGGAAGCCGCAACCTCCCCAGCAAGATTTACCACAAGCAGTGAAAGACCGGGCGGACTATTTTTGGGAAATGGCAGAAGATGGTATGACGTTTATGGGAGCGATGGAATGCATCTTCGCTGATGAAAAGCCTACAGACTATGATTTGGGAGCTACTAAGGGTTGGTTGCCAAAATCTAAGGAGTTTGATGATTGGGTTGGCTATTCGCCAAGCATGGCTCAGGTAGTTATTGCAGTTTATTTGATTTATGGAGGAAACTAAGATGAATATTAAGGCATTGATTAAGAAGTATGAAGAATTGTGGAATGAACACAGCCCTTTTTATGAACCTGTACCTTATACTTCAATGGTTGAACTTTTTTTGAAAGAGTTGAAACAACTAGACGAACCCCAAAAAGTCAAAATTCCGCAGTTTGTGGCGGATTGGATTGAGGTTTGTAAAGAACATTTAACAACTAGTCTATATACTGCTATGACTCCAAACTTTATGAAAGAAAACAACCAAAGTTTCGATCTTATATTATGGATTAAAAAGGCGAGCAACCAAGACCTCTTCGCTCGCGCATGGCTTGACGGCTATGAGGTCGAAAAAGAGAAGCGGTATCTGGTAAAGATTAAAGGGAATATTAAAGAAAATATGTTGGTTTATGGAGAACTTTTGGAAAGGTACTTCTTTACAAAAAGCTTTAGTTTAGACGATGCTATATATTCCCACACCCGTAAAGAACTAGAAAATGCAAAAATCGGCTGGGTGTTTGATTGTGAAGGGTTTGAGATTGAGGAGGTGGAGTGATGACACAAACACTTGAAGAAGGAATGAAGAATCAAAGTAAATGCATAAAAGTCCCAAGGGAAATCAGACCGTTTGATATAGGGTATCGAATAGTGAACAAATACGGTCAAGCGCTCGCTTTAAGAAATGGGGCAAGTATATTCGATTTGCCTTTTCTGGCTGAAAAAGCTATAGAAAAAGAATTTGGGAAGAATGATCCAGACTTTGACATCGGAAAGCATTCTGTTGAAGAGGTCGCTATTGTCAATTTAAGTAAATTTCATAGTTATTTTGAAGAACGTGTATGAGAAAGTGAAAGTTGGGGATGAGGTGATGTTGTGAAATTCTTGGATTTATTCGCAGGAATTGGCGGTTTTCGTTTAGGAATGGAGTCTGCCGGCCATAAATGTATTGGCTTTTGTGAAATTGACAAGTTTGCTAGAGAAAGCTATAAAGCGATACACAATACGAAAGGAGAAATAGAATTACATGACATCACAGCAGTATCAGATGAATCTATTCGAGGAATCGGAAGTGTGGACATTATCTGTGGAGGATTTCCGTGCCAAGCTTTCTCAATTGCAGGAAACAGACGAGGTTTTGAAGATACACGAGGAACTTTGTTCTTTGAAATTGCTAGGTTCGCATCTATTCTCAGACCTAAATATCTATTCCTTGAGAATGTTAAAGGATTGCTCAATCACGAAAATGGAGTTACATTCGAGACCATTATCTCAACCTTGGATGAACTGGGGTACAACGTGGAATGGCAAGTGCTTAACAGCAAGAATTTCGGAGTCCCCCAAAATCGGGAACGAGTGTTCATTATCGGACATCTTAGAAGAGAACATACCAGAAGAATTTTTCCTCTCAGCGGAAAAAATCAGTCAACTAGTAACCAATCAGTCATGAAAATTGGGAATATAAACCCATCTGGCAACGGAATGAATGGGGAAGTCTATCAAGCTGATGGTCTAGCTCCCACGCTAACAACAAACAAGGGAGAGGGGCAAAAGATAGCTATAAAAAGCAATACTATAAAACAATTTGGGGTATTGCAACCCAATTTTAACCAATGTGGGGTGGTTTACGAAACAGACGGCATCGCACCAACTATCAGAGCCTATCAAGGTGGAGGACTTGAGCCTAAAATTATTCAACGTGGGCATGGTTATAATAAAGGCGGAGAACATAACATCGCTCCTACTTTAACTAGCAATAGCTATCACGAAAACAATCATTTATCAGATGGATTTAGGATTAGAAAGCTAACACCTAGAGAATGCTGGAGGTTACAAGGTTTTCCTGATTGGGCTTTTGATAAGGCGCAGGAGGTCAACTCTAACAGTCAATTATATAAACAAGCAGGAAATAGCGTGACAGTTAATGTCATAGCAGCAATAGCAAAGGAGTTATCATGAACACAATAGAGAAAGTCAAACAATGGTTTATTGACCGTGATTTAGAAAACGGTAGGGTCGTTGGATTGATGGTGCTTTCGTCAAAGAGGAGGATTTATAAAATGAAAAGACTAGGAATCATTATTGGGGCGGTATTTGTAATCGTTGTATCGCCGTTTGTAGTTCAGTATGGATGGAATGAGATTATCACAACAATTGTTCCAGTTGGTAAAATTACAGTCTGGCAAGCATTAGGGATGGATGCACTACTATCTTTCATCTGGCCTGTGCTATCTAGCAAAAAAGAATCTGAAGAGGATTATTCGTATGCGGTAAAGAGCAGTATTTCAAAAATCATTACATGTGCATTTTTGATATGGTTAGCTAGTTTGTTTATTTAAGGAGTGTTAGCATGATACCAAAATTTAGAGGGTTATCCATTGACGAAAAAAGCAAAGGAGAATGGCAATACGGACATTTAATTGAAGATAGAGGAAGAGCATTTATTATCAACGAAGTGGTAGAAGCCAATGAACAATACATTACTATAGGTTCTTGGTGTCCTGTAAATCCAGCAACATTAGGACAATCAACAGGACTCAGAGACAAGAACGGCAAGGAGGTATTCATCGGTGACATCGTTAAATGTACAAGAGGATGTCTCTATGAAGTATATTTAGAAAAAGAATACGGTGGCACATTCATAGGCGGAATGCCTTCCATATATCTAAAGGGATTGCTAAGTGGGTATGCGTGGACTGAAGACGAGGAAATCATCGGCAATGTCTACGAAAATCCGGAGCTTTTGGAGGTCAACGAGTGAGATATTTTAAAATCCTATGTTTGGTATTACTGAACAAACAGTTAGATTTTATGGAACGAAGACAAGTAGGAATAGATATCCGATCTCGACAATTTTGATAACTTGTTTACATTTTTGAAAAACTTGGAGGTGGAAATTGAAAAAATTGAGCGACGAAGAACTCAAAACGTTAGACAGAGAACTTTTCAAATTTCAAAACATTCAACGCACAATAGACTTAAGAAGGCTAGAATTAGAAACCAGAAACCCAGATGCTCAAAGTGGGCCAACTGTAGGAATAAGCAAACCTACCGAAACTATCGCAATCAGAATCGCAGATGATCCGACTTTAAAATTTCTTGAAGGATTTAAAGGGATTATTAACAAACTCTTAAGCAATCTAGTCGAGGAGGACAAAGAAATTTTCAATCTACGCTGGAGATACCCTCAACTGAGATGGGAAGAAATAGCAGAACAGAAATTCATGAGCAAAGCTACAATCTATCGACGTAGAAGGATTATCTTAGAACAGTACGCTATAATGAAAGGTGAGTTGTAAATAAGATTGAGACAAAAGACATCTTGAAGTCTCACAAAAAAAGGGCTATTATGATAGCATGAACTTCTGAAAACAAAAACACAAATCACATGTTGGAGTTATCCTATTTTTACAGAAAAGTTGTTTAACAGAGGAACATCATGAGTCAGCAACCAGCTGGCTTTTTGTTTTGTAGAAAGGAGGCAGTTATGGAATTTGTATCACCGATAAAAGACAATGATAATATTCAAGCTATGAAAGATTATCTCAGAGAATGGAATGAGATGTATTATATGCTATTCATCACAGGCCTGAATACTGGCTTACGAGTCGGAGATATACTTACCTTGAAAGTTAAAGATGTTCAAGGTTGGCACATCAAACTGAGAGAACGGAAGACTGGCAAGCAGATAACAAGACGGATGACAAAAGAACTCAAGAAAGAAATGAGGAGATATGTTGAAGGCAAACCATTTCATCATTTCTTATTCAAGAGTAGGCAAGGTCAGAATAAAGCGATCACTCGTGAGCGAGCCTATCAAATCATACATGAAGCAGCTGAAGAACTTGGCATTGATAATGTTGGCACACATACAATGCGCAAGACATTCGGCTATAAATATTACAACAAGACAAAGGACGTAGGAACATTACAGAAAATGTTCAATCACTCATCACCTGCAATCACCCTGAGATACATAGGGATAGAGCAAGCAGAGCTTGATGACGCACTACGGAACTTTGTCATTTAATTTTTTAGATATTACTTTCACATAATGAGTTAAGCATAAACTGAAAAAATGAAAGTCTTCAAAACCTATGATTAGTAAGGGTTTGAGATTTAGAGTGAGTTTAACAAAATATAAGATATGTGAAAGTGATGGGTAAAATTGGTATAGTTACAGGAGGTAGAAAATGATAAAAGAATACCGTGATGATTTTCTTGGAGAAAAGGCATTCGAGAAATTAAATAAAGATATTGATGCGAATCCTGGCATTGGCTTTGAAATTGTTGGATATACTCAAACAGTATTTGTAAATGGAATGCACATACCGCTAACAGCCATACTAGTAAAATGGGGTAATTTTTTTAAAGAATCAGAATGAGACAAAAGACGTCTTGAAGTCTCACAAAAAAAGGTTTATTATGGTAGCATAGATTTCTTGTATGAGGAGGGGATAGGTCAAAGGCCTGTCCCTTTTAGCGTTGAGAAAGGAGGTTTGAGATGTATAACAAACCTGTCAGACCATCCTTGAAATCTAAGAAGTGGGAGAAGTTCCGTGATAGGATAATGCGTAAGCATGATTATCTTTGCCAAGAAAGTTTGCGTTACGGAATTTCTGTTCAAGCAGAAATGGTTCACCATATCTTTCCTGTATCTGAATATCCTGAACTTGAATTCGTTGAATGGAATTGTTTGCCGTTGACGAATAAAAAACACAATACGTTTCACGATAGAGTGAACGATAGAGTAATCAATCAAGGATTGTATTGGCAGAAAAAAGAAAAAAGAATTTTTAAATTTTTCAAAAATGAAAAATGAAAATTTTTAGTCCCCCCTCTTTTTGAAAAATCATTTCGGCCAGTAGGGTACCGGTGAAGGGAACTTTTTCCAAGTCGGGGGCCTTCAAACAAAAAGGGGGTAAAAACTAAGCGATTTTGACGAAAGGAGGTAGTTTTTGGCTAAACCAATTACAGCAAAGTCGATTAAGTCAAAAGTGGTCAAGCAGATGAAAGACTTGGGAACTTATCGTAAAGAGTTCGAAATGATCATTGACATTTTTGCAGGTATGTTATACCAGTATCAGAAACTTGCTCAAGATTATGCTGATATGGGTTATCCAGTAACAGACACCTACGTCAATAAGGCTGGTGCTGAAAATGAGCGCAAAGTTCCAATCTTGACAGCGATGGAAATTTTGAGGAAAGATATACTCAGCTACTCTAATCAGTTGATGATGAATCCTAAGTCGCTCGGTGAGGTAGTAGAACAAGAGGGTGAGTCAGTTCTTACTGAGGTACTGAAGTTCAAGAACGAAATCAAGAAGAAGCGAGTGACTGGCAATGGGTAATCTTGATAAAGCTAAAAAATACGCTCAACACGTCTTAACTCACCGAGAAGAACATTGCGAAGAAAACATCCTTGCTGCTGAACGTTTTTTCCGTGATTTAGAAAATCCAACCTTTGAGATGGATGAGGATATGGTGGATTTTGTTATTCACTTTATCGAGAACGTGATAGTTCATCAGCAGGGCGATGATATGTTTGCGGTATCTATCCGTAACAAGCCATTGCTTTTGCAACCGTGGCAACATTTCGTTGTAGTTAATCTGTTTGGTTTTTACTACAAGGGTACGAATGAGCGCAGGTTCAAAGAAGCGCTTATCATGCTTGCTCGGAAGAATGGGAAGACCTCGTTTACTGCTGCAATCGCACTTGCTTATCAGATATTAGATACAGATAGCGGTTCCAAATGCTATATCGTTGCTAACTCAGTCAAGCAAGCGATGGAAGCTTTTGGTTTTTTAAGATTCAACGTTGAACGCTGGAACGATAAGAACATTCGTATCAAGGATAATAACCAAGAACACTCTATCACCGCCAATTTTGGTGATGAAGGTTCTTTCTTTATCCAGGCTTTAGCGAATGATGAGAGCCGTCTGGACTCTTTGAACGGAAATGTTATCATCTTGGACGAAGCTCACACAATGAGGAACAGTAAGAAACATGGTCTTATGAAAAAAACAATGTCAGCATACAGAAACAGTATGCTTTTTGTTATCTCAACGGCTGGGGATATTCCTACCGGGTTCCTTGCTAACCGTCTGAAATACTGTCAAAAGGTGCTCAAGCAATTAGTCACTGATGATTCATTTTTCATCTTCATCTGCAAGGCTAATCAATCTGCTGATGGGGACGTGGTGAACTATCTGGACGAGAATATCCTCAAGATGGCTAATCCGTCATGGGGTGTCACGGTTTCGCTCAAGGCTCTCAAGGAAGAAGCAGAGCAGGCTATGAATGATCCTCAGACAAGAAATGAGTTTTTCAATAAGACCTTGAATATCTTCACTAACTCTATGAACGCTTATTTTAATCCTGATGAGTTTATTGCGTCGGATAGCTGCTACGATTGGAGTTTAGAAGAGCTGGCACGTTTGCCTATTCGTTGGTATGGTGGTGCGGACTTGTCAAGATTGCACGACTTAACAGCTGCTGCTCTCTATGGTGTCTATCATGACGGTGAGAAAGACGTTGATATCTGTATCACACATGCTTTCTTCCCTCGGATTAATGCTCAGAAAAAAGCTAATGATGACGGGATTCCACTCTTTGGGTGGCAGTCTGACGGTTGGTTGACGATGAGCAACACTCCGACCGTCCTCTATGATGATATCGTCAAATGGTTCATCAAGATGAGGGAGAAAGGGTTCAAGATTGCTGCTGTCGGAATGGATAGGAAGTTTGGCCGTGAGTTCTTGACGAAGATGAAACAAGCTCGGTTCAAGATGATTGACCAACCTCAGCTTTTTTATCTGAAATCAGAGGGATTCAGACGGATTGAGTTTAAAGTTAAGAATAAAGAATTTTACTATCTTCATTCTGATGCTTACGAATACTGTGTGAGCAATGTTAGAGCAATTGAAAAGGTGGACGATGCTGTGCAATATGAGAAATTAGATGGAGACGGTGGGACTGCAAGGATTGACTTGTTTGATGCCAGCGTCTTTTCTTGTATACAGGCTCTTGCTAATCTTGGCAAGGGTGGTGATGTGATGAGATTCTTTGATTAGGTGAATTATGAATGAAATAGTATTATCAGAACATGAAATTAACTTGCTGATCAACAAAGGGCGAGTTAAAGTAATTTTAAACGGGGAAGTAGTAACTATTCGTCAAAGACATATGAAAAATTTGATGGCTGAAACAGTAAAATGGGAAAAACAGGTAATTGATGTCAGTCAGAATATCGTAAGAAATAAACACTTTGATTCACTTTTTCAAAATACTTTTCGTTAGAAAGGAGGTGAGGAAACATGGGTATTTTTGAAAAGTTTTGGAAACGAAACAAGCCAAGTAAGTCAATCAACATGCTGAGTCATTCAGATTTAGGGTTGTCAAACCTGATGGACTCGTATGTACCTTTGGCCAGAAATCCAGATGTGGTGACAGCGGTTAATAAGATTGCTGATTTGGTCTCTAATATGACCATCCACTTGATGGAGAATACAGATAAAGGTGATATCAGAATCCGTGATGGGCTTGCTAGAAAGATTGATATCAATCCGTGTAAACACATGACAAGGAAGTCATGGATTTTCAAGATTGTGCGCGATTTGCTTTTATATGGCGATGGGAACTCTGTCCTACATGTGGAATATGAACCTGTTACGGATTATATTTCTAATCTAAGACCATTTCCGATGAGAGAGGTTTCATTCCAAACAGATAAGGATTCCTATGTAATCTCATTTAGGGGTGAAGAATATTCCCCTGATGAAGTAGTCCACTTCGTCATCAATCCAGATCCAGATATTCCATACATTGGTACTGGTTTTAGGGTGACGTTGACAGATGTGGTTCAAAGTTTGAACATGGCTACCAAGACTAAAAAAAGCTTTATGAACGGGAAGAATATTCCTAGTCTTATCGTTAAAGTAGACTCGTCTAGTGCTGAACTAGATTCGGAGCAAGGGCGTGAGCGTATCGCTGAGAAGTATTTGAGTACTAGCAGGGTTGGCGCTCCATGGATTGTTCCAGAGGCATTGCTGGACATTCAGCAGGTAAAACCGCTTAGTCTAACGGACATCGCTTTAAACGAGTCTGTGGAATTGGATAAAAGAACAGTTGCAGGTCTATTAGGAGTACCTGCTTTTATTTTGGGTGTAGGAGAGTTCAACAAGACAGAGTATAACAACTTTGTAAATACGACTGTCATGAGTATTGCTACCACTATTACTCAAACACTAACCAGGGACTTACTTTTGTCTAGCAATCGTTACTTCAAGCTAAATCCTCGTTCACTCTTCTCTTACAACATTACGGAGTTGTCTGCTGTTGCTCAACAAATGGCAAACAGTGCTGCAATGCGTCGTAATGAGTGGAGGGATTGGCTAGGGATGGCTCCTGATCCTGAGATGGAAGAGTTGATTGTTCTTGAAAACTTTCTCCCTCAGGAGAAACTAGGAGATCAAAATAAACTGAAGGGAGGTGAGGAAGAGAATGCAAAAGCGAAATAGCTATCGTGCCACTCAATTTCAAACGAGAGAAGAAGAATCTGGAGACTTGGTGTTGAGTGGCTATTTTATAAAATTTGATGAAGAGACGGAGTTGTGGCGTGGTTATCATGAAGTAATCAAGCGTGCTGGTGTTGAGAAAGCTGTCACAGACGCTGATATCAGAGCTTTATTTAACCATGATGATAGCCTTGTTCTCGGTCGAACAGGTAACGGAACTCTGACACTGGGTGTTGATGATGTTGGTCTTTTTGGAGATATCATCATTAACAAGGATGATCCTCAAGCTGTTGGGGCCTATGCCCGTGTCAAGCGTGGAGATGTTATAGGGTGTAGCTTTGGCTTTATCCCGGTAAAAATCGAAACGGAAGAACGTGAAGATGGTTCGTATTTGGACACTGTCTTAGAGCTAGAAATCTTTGAAGTGAGTCCATGTACTTTCCCAGCCTATCCACAAACGGAAATTGCTGCACGACAAAAAGACTTCGAAAGTCAGAAGCGTGCTAATCGTGAAGCGCTAGACAAGCGCAAGAAAGAAATTAAGGAGAAATTTAAGCTATGAATAAGGCATTAATCTTTGGTGCTCGTATGCGAGCAAAAGCAACTAAGGTAGTTGAGTTGGAAGAAACTATCGAAGAATTGAACAAACGTTCGGTTGTTGAGTTAGAAAAGTTGGATCGTGCTAAAAATGATGAAGAAGTTTTAGCAGTTGAAAAGACTGTAGACGGTCTTCAAAGGGAAATTGAAGAAAAAGAAGCTGAAAAAGTACAGCTTGAAAACGAGATCGATGAGTTAGATAAACAAATCAAAGAGCAAAATCGTAAAGCACCAACTCCGGGGAAAATGGAAGAACGAGGAGGAAAGACATTGGGACAACGTGAAGCATTTAATCATTACTTACGAACAAAAGAAGCGCGTGCTGATGGTTTCAAATCTGCCGAAGGGGAAGCAATCATTCCTGTTGAATTGATGACGCCTAAAGAAGCGAAACAAGACAAGACAGATCTGACTTCATTGGTCAACATCGTTAATGTCAAGAACGCAAGCGGTAAATGGTCAGTTGTAAAATTGACTGATCAAGCAATGAACACTGTTGAAGAGTTGGAAGAAAACCCTGAATTGGCTAAACCAACCTTTACAAAGGTGAACTATGAAATCAAAACACGTCGTGGTCATTTGCCAGTATCTCAAGAATTTATTGATGACGCTGACTACGATGTCATGGGATTGGTTGCTAAACAAACTAAGAACCAAGAACGTATCACTAAGAATAAAGAGATCGCTAAAGTTCTCAAGACAGCTACATCTAAAAGCGCAGCTGGTTTGGACGGCTTGAAAGATATTCTCAACGTGGAATTGAAAACATACTACAATGCAACTATCGTATGTACTCAATCTATGTTCGCTGCTCTTGATAAAATCAAGGACAAGGACGGTCGCTACATGCTCCAAACAGATATCACATCTCCAACTGGCTACAAGTTTGCTGGTCGTGTTATTGTTGTTTATCCAGATGATATCATTGGAGAAAGCAAGGGAGATTTGAAAGCCTTCATCGGTGACGTTGGAGAATTTGCGACATTGTTTGACCGTGCGCAGACTACTGTCAAATGGCAAGATGACAAAATCTACGGTCAGTATTTGGCAACCGCTAATCGTTTTGATGTAGTAAAAGTAGACGGAGATGCAGGATTTTATGTGACCTATACAGATGCTGTTTTGTAAGGAGGTAGTAAATGGTATATAAGGTAATCCGTCCTTTTAAGGACTTACGAGACCCAAAGAAACATTGCTATAAGGTTGGGGATAATTACCCTAGAGTTAAGCACAAACTTGATAAAGAGTTTGCGGAGACTCTACTAAATGGGGCAAATAGTGCAGGATCTATCTTTTTGATGAATGTAGAAGATAAGGATATGTCGAAAGATGACACATTAACTACAGAAGTAGAAAAGGAAGAAACAAAGGTAGTAGATGGGAAACCTGAAGAGGGAGACGAGGAGTAGTTATGGACAATGTTCAATTATTAGAATTGCTTAAGCTAAAATTGGGTATAGCAACAAAACTACGCGATAAGCCCTTGGAGAAAATCATCGAAGCTGTCAAAACAGAACTAGAAGATAACTTAGGAGTTCTACTTGACTTAGACAGCTCAGAAGACCAAATGTTTGTAGTTGATTTTGCAGCCTTTCGCTATGAGGGTGGGGTGGATATGCCACGTCACCTTCAGTGGCGACTGCATAATTTACAGATAGCATCAAAGAAAGAGGTCAAGAATGTGGAATCATGAAATCACACTGATCTCCAAGAAAGTAACAGGTAAGGATAAGTTACTACAACCAATCTCTGAAGATGTTGAAGTTACTCTCTTATGTCGCAAAAAGAGGGTCACTCGCTCTGAATTTTATCAGGCGAATCAGGTAGGGCTTAAACCGAGCTTGGTCGTTGAGATTCGAAATTTTGAGTATGAGAATCAAGAGCTTGCGAAGTTCGAAGGCAAGCAATATCATATCTTGAAAACCTATCCTATTGATTCTGAAATTTTAGAGTTGACTTTGTCAGAGGTGTTGAAATGAGCTTAACAAGTGATTTAGCGAATGAAATTGCAAAGGCAATGGCAGAGTACTCTGCTGAGGTAGAAGATAAGATTGACCTGATTGCTGAGGACGTTGTAAACGAAGCCGTTACGGAATTAAAAGCGACTAGTCCAAAACGTCATGGAAAGTATGCTAGAAATTGGCGCTTCAAGAAAAATGCTAAAGGGTCATACGTCATCTACAACGCAGCTCCAACCTATCGTTTAACTCACTTACTAGAAAATGGGCATGTTTTGAGAAATGGCGGTCGTAGTCGGGCATTTCCACATATTAAACCTGTTGAGGAGAAAGTTAAAGAAAACTTTGAGAAGCGAATCAAGGAGATTGGAAAATGAAGCTATCAGACTTTGCAGCTATTTTGGAACAGGTAAACTTGCCTGTCACTTATCGAGCGTTTAAAACTGGGAACGCTCCAGACCTACCTTATCTGGTCTATTATGAATCAATTCCAGCCATCAATGCAGCTGACAACACGGTTAATCATCAGATTAAGAGCGTGACAGTAGAGCTAGCTTTTGAGAGTAAGGATGAAGATTTGGAAGAACGTCTGGAAGAGCTGTGGACAACCCACGAGCTCTTTTTCGATGTTCAAGAAGAAACATTTATCGAGACTGAAAGACTTTATGTCAAGTCTTATACGGTCTATCTATACCAAGGAGGAATGACATGACTCAAGAAAATAAAGTAACCTTTGGTTTAAAAAATGTTCACGTTGCGCCAATTAAATCAATTGGTGCAGATGGAGTGATTGCTTACGATGAAATTTTCCGCTTTCCTGGAGCAATGGAATTGACATTGGATCCAAGGGGTGAATCAACACCAATCAAAGCAGACGATATCGATTATCACTTCATGAACTCAAACGAAGGGTATGAAGGGAAATTCAAAATCTCTCACATTATTGAAATGTTTGCGACTAAGATTTTGGGTGAAATCAAAGATGCTCAGACGGGTGTTTTGACTGAAAAAGCTGATGCAGAATCCACATCATTTGCCTTGATGTTTGAATTTTCAGGGGACAAGAATAAAACACGTCACGTCCTTTACTACTGTTCAGCGAGCCGTCCAGGCAATGGTTCAAAAACCAAAAATGGTACAAACGTCAACGAGCGTGAACTTGGCTTTAAAGCAAGTCCTCGCCCTCTGGATTCAGTTATTAAACGTTCTATCACATCAGCTGATAACAAGGAAATTTATGACAACTGGTTTAAGAAAGTGTATGAACCTACTGCGGTGGCAGCTTAAGGAGAAAATCTATGCGTAAAATCGTTTGGGTTGGCGATCAGGAGTATGAGTTGGGGACCAATGGCTATACTCCTATCGCCTACAAGCAACAATTTGGGAAAGATTATTTTCAAGATTTGTTTTCAATGTTGAAAAATCAATCATTCATGAATGAATTGAACAAGCTGGAAACTCACAAAGAGTTGACTGCAACTGATATTGACATTTCGATGCTGTCAGATTTTGATATGACATTTTTCAACCGTCTTTTTTGGACCTTTGCTAAATCTGCAAATCCTCACATCAAGCCTTATGAACAATTCTTCATGGAAATGGAAGTCTTTCCGATTCAGGAAGTTGGGCCTGTATTGATGGAAATGCTGAATGCGAGCATGACGACAAAAAAGCACCAGATGAATCAGAATCAGCTAGCGAAGAAATCTTCACAGTAGAATCCTACTTATCTTGCTGTAAAGAAACTGGTCTTTCTATTGATGATCTAAAGCACATTTCAATCGGAATGGCTCTGGATTATCAGACGGATTATGTGAATCTACGGAGCGAGGATAAGGGTGGCGAACGGAAAGCCACGCAAGCTGATTTTGACAGTTTTTAAAGAAAAAATGAGTGCTGAGAGAGTGATTCTGAGGTCAAGTTCCTTGCCCTGACTGCATTATCAGTCGTAGAAGTTCTCTCAGCGCTTTTCTATTTTTTGAGAAAGGAGGAAATATGGCAGGAAATATCAAAGGTATCAAAATTGAAATCGATGGCGACACGCAACCCTTGCAGAAGGCGCTGAAAAATGTCAATAAGGCCGCTACTGATGCAAGTCAGGAGTTGAGACAGATTGACAAGGCCTTGAAATTTGATACAGGGAACGTAACGCTCCTGACTCAGAAACAAGAGGTCTTACAAAAGCAAGTTTCGACGACCAAGGAGAAACTGGAAACCTTGAGACAAGCTCAGTCTCAGGTGGAACAGCAGTTCAAAAATGGTGATATCGGTGCTGATCAGTACCGTGCCTTTCAACGCGAAGTCGAAGTTACTCAAAACGTCCTAAAAGGATATGAGGGTAAGCTTGCAAATGTGAATCAGGCGCTTAATGAGAATGGGAGTGCTACTCAGAACAACAAGAACCAATTAAAAGAATTGCAGAATGAGCAGAGTCAACTTGCTTCAGAGATGAGTAAGGTGACAAGTTCATTCAAACTGCAAGAAAGTGCTTTGGGTTCAAATGCTAGTGAAGCCGAGAGAAATGCTCTTGCCCAGAAAAAGATTGGTGCCCAGTCTGAGATTGTAAGTAAACAGATTTCAAATCTAGAACAGCAATTGGAAATCACTAAAAAAGAATTTGGTGAGAACTCCACACAAGCCAACAAGATGGAATCTGAGCTAAATCAGGCTAAGACTGCTTTTAATCATCTCAATGATGAGATGAAGGGAACAAAGTCTGCTGCTGATAGCACTCAAGAAAGTTTAAGTGAAATCTCAAGAAATTTAAGAGCAGAACTACTTCAACAGTTTAGTGAGAAGTTGAGTGCTATTTCAGAAAAGCTTGTGGAAGTAGGAAAAGAAGCGTTAGAAGCAGCTGCTCAAATGCAAGCTAGTAATGCTCAATTTACTACCGTTTTCGGAGATATGGAAACCCAAGCAAGAGAAGCGTTGAATGCTATTGGTCAGGAAATGGATATTGTCCCAGAGCGTTTACAAGGGTCATTTACTCAGATGGCTTCATTTGCAAAGACTTCAGGATTGGATACAGCAGAAGCTTTGGATCTTACTTCTCGTGCAACTAGGGCAGCAGCAGACGGTGCAGCCTTCTATGACAAATCTATTGAGAGCGTGACAGAGAGCTTACAATCTTTTTTGAAGGGAAACTTTGCTAACGATGCGGCTCTTGGCATTTCTGCAACAGAAACGACCAGGAATGCCGCTGCAAATAAATTGTACGGAAAGTCATTCAAGGACTTGAGCGAAGCGCAGAAGCAATTGACCTTGCTTCAGATGGTCGAAGACGGAAATAAACTCTCAGGAGCTCTTGGACAGGCTGCAAGAGAATCAGACGGCCTAGAAAACGTGATGGGGAATCTGAAACAAGCTGGGACCAATGCATTATCTGCTATTGGTCAACCTCTTCTAGAAATGATGATTCCTGTTTTTCAAACCTTGGCAACGATTGTGAAAGGTGTAGCTGAGCTGTTCAGTTCCTTACCTGCTCCAGTAAAAGATTTTGTTGTTATTTTAGGAACAGTTGTGACTGCTGTAGGGGTCATAGCCCCCATATTCTTATCGTTGCAAGCCCTTGCTGAGTTTTTAAAAATATCTATTGGAGAAATGATAATTGCCGCATTGCCAATTATTGGAACAGCTATTGCAATTGCTGCTGCAGTTGCTGCAATTGTTGCTATTGTGAAATATCTCTGGGAAACTAACGAAGGTTTTCGAGATGCGGTCACGACCGTTTGGAATGCGATTCTTGAAGTTATCAATGCAGTCGTATCAGAGATTTCTAATTTTGTCATGAGTATCTTTGGAACGGTTGTTACTTGGTGGACGGAGAACCAGGAACTTATCAGGACAAGTGCTGAGACTGTCTGGAATGCCATTTATACGGTCATCAGTACAATACTGGATATACTTGGCCCCTTGCTCCAAGCTGGCTGGGATAACATTCAACTGATCATTACAACAACTTGGGAAATCATCAAGATCGTTGTTGAGACTGCAATCAATGTTGTCCTTGGTGTTATCCAAGCAGTTATGCAGATCATTACTGGTGATTGGTCAGGAGCTTGGGAAACTATCAAGGGAGTGTTTTCTACTGTATGGCAAGCTATTCAAAGCATTGTTCAGACTATTTTCTCAGCTATCCAGAGTTATATTTCAAATATTCTCAACGGCATTTCAGGAACTGTATCAAATATCTGGAACAGCATCAAGGACACTGTCTCAAATGTGTTAAATGCTATATCTAGTACTGTATCAAGTGTTTGGGAAGGTATCAAGAGTACCATTTCAAGTGCTATCAATGGTGCAAGGGATGCTGTTTCTTCAGCTATTGAAGCCATCAAAGGATTGTTTAACTTCAACATCAGCTGGCCACATATCCCACTACCTCACTTTTACGTGAGTGGTTCGGCCAATCCATTAGATTGGTTGAGTCAAGGTGTTCCAAGTATTGGAATCGAATGGTATGCCAAAGGCGGTATCATGACGAAACCAACTATCTTTGGAATGAATGGTAATAACATAATGGTTGGTGGTGAAGCTGGGAATGAAGCAGTATTGCCACTTAACGACAAAACGCTTGGAGCCATCGGTCGAGGTATCGCTCAAACTATGGGTGGAACTTCACCAACCATCAACATTACTATTACTGGTAACACCGTCAGAGAAGAAGCTGACATCAGTCGGATTGCTGATGAGGTGGCTCAGCGTATTGCTGACGAATTACAACGTAGGAGACAATTGAGAGGAGGGTTTGCATGATAAAGCATAATGAGCTTGTGATTGACGGTGTGAGGACATCGTCTTTTCCATTTAAGATCATTGTCCATGACTCTCCTTCAATCGCTCTAGGAGAGAGCAAGACAGCTCTCTTGGAGCATGGTGGTGTCAGTGGGGCAATCGTTCAGACAAACAAGCATAGGGAACTGGTCAAGAAAACTTATACGATTTACTTGGTCAAACCTACTGAAGAACAGATGAACCAATTTATGAGTCTGTTTATCCGTGAAAAGTTCTGGCTAGAGAGTGAGCGAGTCAAAACAACTCGTCTTTGGTGCTATAAGGTCAATGTGAGCGACCTTGAAGAAGTGCAACCTGGTCTTTACATGACCAAAGCAACCTTCACTTGCCATCCTACAAAATACTTTAAAGGCTCCGATACACAGAGATTGACAAGAAGTGGGACTTTGACCGTTCAAGGTTCTGCTCTTGCCTTTCCTAAAATCACAATCGTTGGTCAGAGCGCTTCTGAAACTTCATTTACAATTGCTGGTCAGGTCATTCGTCTTGAACGACTCACTGAGTCGCTTGTGATGGTTAATAATCCTGACAATCCAAGTTTTAAAACAACAACAGGGAAGCCAGTCAAATGGTCAGGGGATTTTATCACAGTTGATCCAGCGAAAGTGAAGAATATTGGGGTTGTTTTGGGTCCAGGTATTCAATCACTTGAAATTGAGACGGTTTGGGGGTGGGCATAATTGCTTTATCTACTTAATAAAGATGTGAGAACCGTTCGGTGGAACGGGGAGCCACTTCATGAAGTGACTTCGGCGATTGTTAAAGAGATCATGAATGGCGATTTCACCTTAACTGTGAAATATCCCATTTCCGACTCTGGTATTTATCAGCTCATCCAAGAAGATATGTTGATAAAAGCGCCGACTCCTGTTCTTGGTGCGCAGCTATTTCGCATTAAGAAACCTGTTGAATACAATGATCATCTGGAAATCATAGCCTATCACATTTCAGACGATGTGATGCAACGTTCTATCACACCAGTAAGTGTGACTAGTCAGAGCTGTGGCATGACTCTTTCTCGCATGGTTCAAAACACCAAAACTGCTTTGGGAGATTTTTCTTTCAATAGCGATATCCAGGACCGTAGGACTTTCAATACGACTGAAACAGAAACCCTATACTCTATATTGCTGGACGGTAAGCACAGCATTGTTGGTACATGGGGAGGCGAGCTGGTTCGTGATAACTTTGCGATGACTGTCAAGAAGAGTCGTGGGGAGAATCGTGGTGTTGTTATTACAACGCACAAAAATCTGAAGAACTATCAACGCACAAAAAACAGTCAGAATGTTGTCACAAGAATTCACGCAAAGTCGACTTTTAAACCTGAAGGTGCTGAAAAAGAAACGACTATCAGAGTGACTGTTGATAGTCCTCTTATCAACTCATACCCTTATATCAATGAAAAAGAGTATGAGAACAACAATGCTAAAACTGTTGAAGAGTTGCAGAAGTGGGCACAGTCTAAGTTCTCAAATGAGGGAATTGACAAGGTCTCTGATGCTATCAAGATTCAAGCTTATGAACTTGATGGGCAAGTGGTCCATATGGGCGACACGGTCAATCTCAAGAGCTGGAAACATAATGTCGATGCATTCAAGAAAGCTATTGCTTATGAGTTCGATGCCTTAAAAGAAGAATACATCTCTCTGACTTTCGATGATAAGGCAGGTATTGGTGGTTCTAGAGCTTCTGGTGGCCTATCTAGCGCAGCCGATACAATTCTTGGAGTGACAGAATCTGCACAAGAAATCGCCCTTGAAAAGGCTCTTCAAAATGCTGACTTAGACTTTGATCATAAGGCTGGATTGCTTAGACAGGAAATTTCTGACGATATTGAACTGGCCAAAGCCAGAGCTGAAGAAGTCAAGAGAGAACTGTCTGACACTATCAATCAGCGATTTAATAGCTTTGACAACGGGCCATTGAAAGAAACTAAGCGCAAGGCTGAGGAAGCTTTGCGAAATGCTGGCGCAAGTACCCTGCTTGCACAGGAAGCTAAGCGGATTGGGCTGGATTCTGTTGCTAGACTTGAAGCGTTTAAGTCGCAGACTACGAGCGCACAAACGGCTCTGTCGGGTGACTTGGACGCTCTGAAACGGACTATCGCGAATGATATTCGACCGAAGCAAGCACAGGCTGAAGCTGAGATTGCCAAGCAAGTTGAAGCACTTAGCCGGACTAAAAATGAACTGGCTGGCGCAAGTACCCTACTTGCACAGGAAGCTAAGCGGATTGAGCTGGATTCTGTTGCTAGACTTGAAGCGTTTAAGTCGCAGACTACGAGCGCTCAGACGGCTTTGTCAGGTGACTTGGATGTTCTAAAACAAACTATCGCAAACGATATTCGACCGAAGCAAGCACAGGCTGAAGCTGAGATTGCCAAGCAAGTTGAAGCACTTAGCCGGACTAAGAATGAACTGGCTGGCGTGAAGTCAGCGCAAGCGACGTATAAGGAGACGACGACTCGTAGACTGTCAGAACTGACCAACTTGGCCAATGGTAAAGCCAGCAAGTCAGAACTTACGCAGACAGCTGAGGAGCTAGCTAGTCGGATTGCGAGTGTGCAGGCATCCGGTCGAAATCTATTCTTGAACTCACTATTCAAGCAGGATATTTCAAAAACAGGAATTTGGACAACGAGTACATATACGGCTACTATCGATAGCGAAAGTAAGTATCTTGGACACAAGGCTCTTAAAATTATAGGTCTGAATCCATCTGGTCGTGATGGAGGTAATCCCAAGGTTACTTATCCAGCTCTGGGTCAATTCGGGAAAGTAATTCCCGGAAGTACGACTAATCAAGATGTAACCATTTAGTTTTTATGCTAAGGCAAATAAAAATGGAATAATGCTAAGATCTCGATTAGGGAATATCGGATATAAAACTGGAAATGTGACATTGTCGACAGAAATTAAGCGATATGTTGTCCATATTCCAAAAGGTTGGACAAACGAATCCAAGCAGACCACAAATGAATGGTTGTTCAATTTCAACCAGGAAGGAACCATTTGGATTTGGATGCCAAAGTTTGAAATAAGCGATGTAGATACTTCTTATTCAGAAGCTCCTGAAGATATAGAAGGTCAGATTTCAACAGTTGAATCGACCTTCAAACAACGAGCCAACTCGCTCGACGCTGGTGTAAGAAGCTTGACTGAAGGGCTTAGAACCAAAGTGGATATCAGCGCACTCAACGTGACTGCTGAAAATATCCGGCAATCTGTGAAGAGTCTTGAGACAGATACGCAGAACAAGCTAAATCAGAAGTTGAGTCAGGCTGAATTTGAGGTGCGAGCCGGCTCTATCCGTCAGGAAATCCTGAACGCAACCAAGGATAAAGCCAGCAAGTCAGAACTCACGCAAACAGCTGAGGAGCTGGCTAGTAAGATAGCGAGTGTGCAGGTCGGGGGTAGGAATTATATCCGGGGTACAAAGCGCATGATGCTAGCCAGAGGATTGTGGGCATCAGGTACTTTTAGACCGTCAGGCGCTGGGACGGCAAAGACGATTGATGTATCAGACAGTCCAGCAACTGGCTTTGATAAAGCGATACGATTGACCTCAAGCAATGCTAGAGACCAAATAGGTATTGCTCAAGATGGATTTTATATCTCGCAAGGCATATACACGATGTCTTGTTGGGTCAAAGGCAGAAGAGGTCAAAAGGTCAAGCTACAAACTTATTGGCAAGCCAATGATAATTCGGGTATTTCGCCCATCTTTACATTAAAGGATGAAACTTGGACAAAGCTATCGTTTACTAGCGCTAGAAATAGGGCTGGAGTCGCATCAATTGGCTATGTGTATCTCGTAAATGCTGAGGTCGGAGAATATTTAGATGTTCTTGCGCCCCAGCTGGAAGACGGAAGTTTGGCAACAAGCTCAAAAGAAGCTCCTGAAGATATAGAAGGTCAGATTTCAACAGAAGAGTCTTGAGACAGACACGCAGAACAAGCTAAATCAGAAGTTGAGTCAGGCTGAATTTGAGGTGCGAGCCGGCTCTATCCGTCAGGAAATCCTGAACGCAACCAAGGATAAAGCCAACAAGTCAGAACTTACGCAGACAGCTGAGGAGCTGGCTAGTAAGATAGCGAGTGTGCAGGCATCCGGTCGAAATCTATTCTTGAACTCACTATTCAAGCAGGATATTCCAAAAACAGGAATTTGGACAACGAGTACATATACGGCTACTATCGATAGCGAAAGTAAGTATCTTGGATACAAGGCTCTTAAAATTATAGGTCTGAATCCATCTGGCCGTGATGGAGGGAATCCCAAGGTTACTTATCCAGCTCTGGGTCAATTCGGGAAAGTAATTCCCGGAAGTACGACTAATCAAGATGTAACCATTAGTTTTTATGCTAAGGCAAATAAAAATGGAATAATGCTAAGATCTCGATTAGGGAATATCGGATATAAAACTGGAAATGTGACATTGTCGACAGAAATTAAGCGATATGTTGTCCATATTCCAAAAGGTTGGACAAATGAATCCAAGCAGACCACAAATGAATGGTTGTTCAATTTCAACCAGGAAGGAACCGTTTGGATTTGGATGCCGAAGTTTGAAATAAGCGATGTAGATACTTCTTATTCAGAAGCTCCTGAAGATATAGAAGGTCAGATTTCAACAGTAGAATCGACCTTTAAACAACGAGCCAACTCGCTCGAAGCTGGTGTGAATCGTCTGACTGAAGGCCTTAGAACTAAAGCCGATATCAGCTCACTCAATGTGACTGCTGAAAATATTAGGCAGTCGGTGAAGAGTCTTGAGACAGACACGCAGAACAAACTAAATCAGAAGTTGAGTCAGGCTGAATTTGAGGTGCGAGCTGGCTCTATCCGTCAGGAAATCCTGAACGCAACCAAGGATAAAGCAGATAAGACTTTAGTTGTATCTGAAGCTGGGAAATTGCGTGAAGAATTTTCAAAAATGAAGGTGGGAGGACGGAATCTATGGATAAAATCCAAGACGGTTGGAGCTGTAATTGAAAAATTACCTGAAAACCACGTCACAGGTCAAAAAGAATGCTATAGGCTAGAGAACAACTCTACTTTAATGTTCAACATTGAACCAGATTTCAGCTCAAGGTTGTATCAAAAAGTTACTTTTAGCGCTTGGATCAAGTACGAAAATGTAGTCCAAGGTCGAAATTTTTGGAATGTATTTAATTGCTTCAAACATTATCTTTTTAGAAAAAATAGTGAGACCGGAGTACAGAGTGGTCCAGATTATGCTACGCTTGGTATGTATAAAGGTTCGGCAGATTGGAAATATATTACATTCACTTATGACTACTCTGAAAAAACAAATTTTGATCAATTGAAGACATCATTGCGATTCAATCTTGAAGGTGCTACAAGCGGTACAGCTTGGGTAACAGGAATCAAGGTTGAAATTGGTAGTGTGGCGACGGACTGGAGTCCTGCGCCTGAGGACGCTGATGGTCTCATCACTGAAGCTAAGACTACCTTTGAGCGGACAGCTCAGGGCTTGCGAACCGACTTATCAGCTATTCAGGAATATGTAAATAAAGACGGTCAGCGACAGGAAGCCCTACAGCGCCATACTCGTGAGGAGAGCACGAGACAAGCGACAGCAGTCCGTGGGCTGGTCAATCGTGATTTCGTTGGTAAGGCTACTTATCAAGAAGATGTTAAGGGTATCAATCAGAGGATTGAAGCTGTTAAAACTAGTGCGAATAAAGACATCGCTAGTCAAATCGCTAGCTATCGTCAATCTGTAGATGGTAAGTTCACGGATATTTCAAGTCAGATAACTACTTATAAGCAAGATGTGGGCGGTCAAATCAGTGGTCTATCAAATAGACTTACAAGCAGTGAGCAAGGAACCACTACTCAGATTTCAAATAATTTCAAATCGGATAAACAGTAATAAGCAAGGCACAGATAATCAGATTTCAATTTAAAGACTCAGGTCGCTACAAACAAGGATAATGCTGAACGACAAATGGGTAGAATATCTGATCAGGTTTACTGCAAACAAAGCGAATGCTGATAGTCAATTTGCGAATGTGACCAATCAACTAGCGCGAAAAGTAGAGACTACTGACTTCCAGCGTGTTAAGGAAACCAGTAAACTTTACGAGCGGATTTTGGGCAATACTGAAAATGGAATTGCGGATAAGGTTGCTCGCATGGCTCTGACTAATCAACTGTTTCAGGTTGAGGTGGCTAAAAATGCCAGCAATGGTCAAAATTTGTTGAAAGGCACAAAGGACTTCTCAGGGGGTTGGAAAAACAAGGGTGCAAATTGGAAAAGCACGCTGAAAAATACAAAGGTGTTGATGTCCTATTTAAAATAATTCGTGGAATGGCGTTGGACAAGAGATTGACGCAAAAATTGGTGAAGTCTATACATTCAGCTTATGGATGAAGAGCGACTGGAAGAATGATACAGTAAATTTCTATGTAAATAGAAATGGATCTGTTGAGAAAGGTTGGGGTGTTCCATCTGAAACATCGGTCGCTATAACAAGTGAATGGAAACGTTACTCATTTACCTTCAAAATTACTGTGGACGGCTTCATCTTTCCTCGTGTAGAACGACTTAATCAAAATACAAATCTATATATTGCAGGTCTTAAACTTGAAAAAGGATCGTATGCAACACCGTACACCGAAGCTCCTGAAGACACGGACGAAGCGATTCGCTCTGTTCAAAGCCAACTAACTGGCTCATGGGCAGTTCAAAACATCAACTCGGCTGGAGATATCATCTCTGGAATCAATCTTGGCGCCAATGGACATAACCGCTTCGTTGGGAAATTGACCCACATCACTGGAGAGACCCTGATTGACAGAGCAGTCATCAAGTCTGCCATGGTTGATAGGCTGAAAACGGCCAATTTTGAAGCTGGTTCGGTCACGACTACGATATTAGACGCTGAAGCGGTCACGGCTGATAAAGTGAGATTTGATGCTGCGTTTATTAGAAAAATGACTGCAAATGATGCTTTTATTGACCAACTGACATCTGGACGTATCTTCTCTACTAAGGTTGAGTCCGTCATTTCTAGTTCAACCTTCCTAGAAGCCTATCAAGGCCGAATCGGTGGATTCACACTTGGTCAATTTGACCAGGGTGGCGGTCGCTGGATTTCAGGTGTCAATCAGTTCTCTGTTGGTATGGGGAATGGTGCCGGGTATGGAGTCCGGACAGCCTTCTGGGCGAACTGGGGAAATAATTGGAACTATGCCGGACCTAAAGCATGGAACGTCAATACTGATGGGAAAATGTACTGTAGGAATGAAGTCGGTTTTATGATCAAGTGGATTTTTCGAATTCATCGAGAGCAAACTTCTATGGGAATACTACTTTTTCTCGTTCTCCTGTGTTTTCAAATGGTATCGAACTTGGAAGTAAAGATGTGCTTGGTGATGGTTGGAATCCCAAAGGCGGAAGGAATGCGGTTGTTTGGTGGAATCAGGTCGGTAGCGGTAGCGTGAAGTATTGGATGGAACAAAATCAGACAGACGCTTAAAAGAGAACATCACAGATACAGCTGTGAAAGCCTTGGATAAAATCAACAGATTAAGAATGGTTGCATTTGATTTCATCGAAAATAAGAAACATGAGGAGATTGGTCTAATAGCTCAAGAGGCTGAAACCATCGTTCCAAAAATTGTCTCACGAGATCCTGAGAATCCAGATGGCTATCTGCATATTGACTATACCGCTTTAGTTCCTTACTTAATCAAGGCTATTCAAGAATTAAATCAAAAAATAGAAAAAATGGAGAAAACAATAGCATGAATAACAACATGTTGACCAATATCGCACTTAAAGCAATTCAGGAGCTTGCTCTTGAAAATAGAAAACGAACACACAGATTGGAGAACTTAGAAAATGAACACAGAACAGCTTAACCAAGCCTTACAAATGACAATTCGTGAAATGTCAACAACTTCAACAGATTCGATGATTACAAGTAATATCTTGAGTATTCAGTTGAATGAGCAAAGGGAAGAGAATCAAAGACTTCAAGCACGAGTGGATGAGCTGGAAGCTCTGCTTGATGAACAAACTAAACCAGCAGACAAAGGAGAATAGACATGGCAGAAACAATTCAAAACACAGATAACTTACTAGACCTTACAAAAATCACAGAACCATTTGATCTTGCGAGTGCTTTGCGCTACATGAAAGAAAATGGAGAGTTCATTCGTTGCAAGAATGTAAGCGATGACTTCTATATGTATCGTGATGTTCAAAAACGTCCTGTGATCGTAAATGGCCGTCGCCAATTCAAGGATGTTGAAACCGTTTGGGCGTTCAACCAGTGGGGTGGTACAATCGCAACAATCAACGTAGCCGTTCTGTTGAATCATGAATTCTATATCATGAAATTTGATGCAGAGGGCAATCCTGACTGGACGGTTCCAACGGTAGAACCTAAAGAATAGGAGGTTGTATGCAAATTGAATTTTTCAATTTTCTAAGAAGTGTCGTACAGACTGAAGATGGTTTGGTATTGTACGCTCTAGCACTGATTGTCTCAATGGAAATCATTGATTTTGTGACAGGGACGATTGCGGCAATTATCAATCCTGACATCGAGTACAAGAGCAAAATCGGCATCAATGGGCTATTTCGTAAGATTTCAGGGGTTCTCTTACTGATGATCCTCATTCCGGCGTCCGTTTTGTTGCCTGAAAAGACAGGTTTTGCATTCTTGTACTCAATCTATCTCGGGTACATCGCATTTACTTTTCAATCACTCATTGAAAATTACCGCAAATTAAAAGGAAATGTTACCCTTTTTCAGCCGATTGTAAAAGTATTTCAGCGATTACTTGAAAAAGATGATGACACGAAAAAAGGAGAATAACAAATGCAACAAATTACTGAAATCATCATTGCTTTTGCGACAAGCTTTTTAACAGTAGCAGTAGGCGGTATTGTAAAAGCAGTAAAAGATTATCTTTTGCGTAAAGGCGGAGAGAAAGCGGTGATCATCGCTGAAATTCTAGCTAAAAATGCAGTTCATGCCGTTGAGCAAGTAGCTTCAGAGACTGGCTATAAGGGCGAAGAAAAGCTGGAGCAGGCTCGTGCTAAAGTCCGTGCTGAGCTTACAAAATACAATATTAGCATGACTGACAAAGACTTAGACACCTTCGTAGAGTCAGCAGTGAAGCAGATGAATGACGCATGGAAAGGACGATAGGGAATGGATATCGATAGAAACAGACTACGTACAGGCTTGCCACAGGTTGGGGTGCAGCCTTATCGACAAGTACATGCTCACTCAACAGGTAACCGCAACTCAACCGTACAGAATGAAGCGGATTATCACTGGCGGAAAG